GCGGCGTGGGGGCGGTAGCCCCCTTATCTCCCCATTGTTCTTCCTTCCATAGAGATAGAATCAAACACCTTCCTTCTCTATATATGTATATAAGTCACTCTATCCTCACTGGAGTGGCTTTTTGTGTTTATGCGTGTGAGGGTGCTTTGTGCGCAGTTTAGAGAGCGTATAAGGCGTGTTTATGTGATTTTTCCGTGTTTTTCCGACCTTCAAGCCGTTTTTACGGACTTTCGCACACGATATGAGACCCTTTTTGACCTTTGCTTGACTTTTTTGTGACAAAAACCGCTTCTTCGTGCGTACATTTCTATGCTCCTTGACTGTTCATATTTTCCTTTTTTATTTGCCATTGGTCTCGAAAAATACGGGGGTTAGACCCGAAAAGTGTTCAAAAAGTCGGATTTTTTACATTGAAGCCCCGACAAAGGGATTGGGGTGGGTTTGACGATTTTGGTGGCAGACGAAAAACGGCATTTTACTACGAAATAGGGCGTATATTTGCGGTTACAAGGCTCGTTATACGGTTGCAAGGTATGTCCAAGATGTGTCTAATGTATGCCCAAGATGTCCTCCAATCGTCGAAACAAAAGGCTTGTGACCCTTTTGGGTTCATATACAAAGCGTCCAAAAGGCTGAAATACAGCGTGTTGCGCCCAAGAACAACAATAAGGTAATACAATAGTAATGCTTTTTGCCATGGAATATGGGCGTTTGGCGTAAGGGCGTATGAATAACGTGACGATGTGGCTGTCTCTCTTCTCGCTGTATGTGATGATGTGGAGGATGATGAAGCGCATAGCTGTGACGGTGGACGATGAGGGGAACGGCAGGGATAACGGGCATACACGAAGGCAATCACAGACCCCCACCCCCCTTAGGTACTGCGGACAAATTATAGTAGATAAAAGCATAGGTGTAAATGTCCTCTACCCGTCCAAATTTCCCTTGGAAAAGGTACTCCGCTGATAGGAGGTCGTTCATATTTCCGCCAAAAAGGTACTCCTGTAAAAGGAGGTCATTGGTGTTTACAGTCTTAGCGTGTTGGGTATATGAAGTAGTTTTTTTGTTGATTGATAAATTAAAGTTTACAGATATGTTTGAATTGAATAGATTTTTCAGGTTGCCATTAGGCATTAGTGAGTTGTCGGGAGCGGATAATCCCCAGTGGATAGCTGCTGCTGCGAGTTTGGCTGGCAGTATAGCAGGCAGTTTGTTAAGTGGAGCTAAGGCTCGCCGTGCAGCCAAGAAGGCAGCGAGGGAGCGTCAGTATCGTGCGAATGCAGAGAAGGCTTGGTACGAGAAGGCTTACAACACGGATTATCTGGACACCAAGGCAGGTCAGAATTTGTTGCGTCGTGCCCAGGAGGTGCAGGACAATTATATCCGTAAGGCAGATGGTGCTGCTGCTGTTGCTGGTGGGACTGCGGCGAGTGCAGCGATGGCAAAGGAGGCAGCTAACAGAACGATGGGTGATGCCATTGCCAACATTGGTGCTCGTGACAGTGCGAAGAAGGAGAGTATATCCGCTCAGCACATGCAGAATCAGATGGGCTTTTCGAAGGAGCGTGAGGACGCTTACAATCAGCAGGCACAGAATGCGAGTGATGCAGGTCAGAACATGAGCAATGCTTTGATGAGTGCAGCTTCGATGTTGGACGGTGCCGGAAAGAAGAAGAGTCTGGATATTGACGTGAACTCTCCTGGTGCCAAGGCTGCTGCTGAAGGTTCGTTGACTCCGAAGTTCAATGATGCGGAGTACATTCACGATACTCTGTATGACAACAAGAAGTTGAAGAACGTGACGGGAGTGTAATCGAGTGTTGAGTGTTGAGTGTTGAATGTTAAATGTTAATTGATTATGTCGAAAAGAAAGAATAAGAGAGTTGTTTGTCCTAAGCCGAGTAAGACGGATATTAATCGCGTGATGGAAGCAGCCGGTCTGTTGAGGGACTCGCTCGTTGACGAGCAGGCAGCTGAGATAGAGCGTCTGAAGACTGCGCTTGCTGGTGTGGCGAAGGAACGTGACTGGTTTGAGCAATGCTTGAAGTCGGCTGAGAGTGCTTTGATATACAAAGACAAGGTGATTGACAAGATAAAGAAGAACAACGCCAAGCGAGTTGCCCGTCTGCGTGAGAACGTTGATATACTTGAGGAGGAGACAGCTTTTCAGTATAAGCGTGCCAACAAGGCTGATGCTTTCATCAAGCAGATTGACGGTGCTTGTGACCTTATAAAGAAACATATTGCAGCTTATGGTAGGAAGTGAAAAGGGGAAATTGAAGAAGGAAGAGGTTAATGCTGTGGGTGGTAATGAGCCTGTTGGTACTAAGCCTAACTATGCCTCACTGGGCCTTACTGAGCCTTTGGCTGAGGGTGGGGCTGCGCCTGCTGCTCCTTTCAATGCTTTTGCTGGTAATGGTATAGTGGACAGGTTCGGGCCTGTGGGTGACAAGGCCTCACTAAGCCTTTCTGAGCCTACTACGCCATTGATTGGGGGCGCTTCTGCGCCTGTGGGGGCTGCGCCTGCTAACGTTCCTGTTGTGCAGAATGCTCCTACGTTTCAGAAAGACGACACCAAGAAGGACGGAGGGTTCTTCGGCTGGCTTGGCGGATTGATAAAGAAGCGTCCCGGCATAAGGAGTGGTGAGAGTGCAGACGAGTACGACGAGCGTATGACACGTAACAAGATGCGTATAGCTACGCTTGCTGACGCTATAAGACACATGGGCAACATCTATTATACTTCAAAGGGTGCGCCTTTGCAGAGGTTCAACAATCCTGTGGAGGGATTGCAGAAAGGTCTGCAGCAGAGGAAGAATGAACGGGCACGGCAGGCAGCGTTGGAAGCGGACGCTGCGTATAAGAATGCCAACCTACGCATGAAGCAGGCATCAGCAGATGCAGACAGAGCTTATAAGGCTATGAACATTGAGCTGAAACAGAAGGCTGGTGAGCGTGCAGACAAAGCGGCTAAGGACATGAACGAGTATCGCAAGGGTATGCTTGGTATTCAGGAGGGCAACTTGAAGCTGTCGGGCGAAAGACTTGGTGAGACGAAACGTCATAACAAGGCTCAAGAAGGCCTCAGCGCAAGCAGACTGGCTTTGGCAAGGGTAAAAGCGGCCCGTACGGCTGGAGGCTCGGGAAGCGGTAGTAGTGGCGGTGTTGGCGGCGGTTATGGCTATGCTACTCCGTACGGCCGACTGGCAAGCAAGAAACAGCTTACGCCTCAGCAGGAAGCCCAGGCTTGGGAAGAAATGAGAAACTTGGGAATGATAACTCCTCAGAAGCAGCGTGAGCTTGACCTCGCTATGAACGGTTATACGACAAGTGACGGTACGGTGGTAAGGCCCAACGCTACGCAAGCACGCAAGATAATACAAGGCGCTATCAGTTATGGTCTGCTTGACAGCTCTGGCAAGGGCGAGTCGTTGAGAAAGACATTCAGAGACGGTTTCGGCTATACAGACGTGAGAACGAGCGCGACAGCCCAGCGTGGCGTGAACACTTCGGGCAAGAAGAAGGTGCGCAATGTGACGAAGACGGTATCGAAGAGCCAGGCAAAACAGATACGGGAACAGCGCAAGGGTGCGAGTCCTATCAGATGGCAAGGTTCGGGCAGTAAGCCGAAGCCCCAGAGCAAGCCTGCGAGCAAAGGCAAGGGTACGGACTGGAGCCAGTATGTTAAGTAACGATTAAACATTAATAAGGATATGCCAGATAACAGATATTATTATTTCAAGGATGCCAAGGGAAACAGGCATACTGTGAACAAGGCAGCGTTTGACAATGACAGGGAGGGTTTTGCAAAGGCTTTCCCCGGTGCCCGTATGGAGGTGATAGACCGCAAGACGGGACGTAGAGGTGATGTTGACGTGAAGGATGCGGGCAGGGTCGGTGACTTCGGTGCGCATCTGTTTACGGGACAGACCGTTGGAAGGGAAAAGTATCAGCCTAAGACTTCTTTAGGTAAGGCAGCGCAGAGGGTTGCGCAGAAAAAGTGGGGAAAGGAAGAATCGGGTGCTAAGCCGAGCTATGCCTCGCTGAGCCTTTCTGAGCCTTTGGTGAGAAAGGGAGAGGCTGTGCCTGTGACTGTTGGTAAGGAGAGTGAGCTTGTGAAGGGTCTTAGGGAGGCTGATGCCTTGAAAAGACGCGATGAAGAGCAGATGCCGATAGACTACACGAAGCCTGACGCAATGAAGCAGATGGTGGGCAGAACACACAGAGAACAGCAGACGCTCGAAAGACGAATGGAGCAGGCAGGTCGTGAGGCAGGAAGAAACACAATGAAGCCATTGCGCGAAAAGGAGGCACGTCTGAAAACTCCTGTTGTGGATACTGGAGACGCAGATATAAACAGCCACGTTATAAACACCCAAGAGCAAGCAGATCGCCAATTGGCAGAGAGCGGTTTGGAGTTTGCCAACAAACACCTTGACGACTATGTGTCGGACAATATACTTAATGAGTTCAAGACGGCAACAGCGAAAGGTGCAGCAGCAGAGTCGGCGCTAAGCAAAGCGTCTCCATTTGCTTATATGGCAGCAGGAAAGGCGTATAATGAAGCGCTTGACCCCGACAAGCTCTTGAAGCATCTGCAAGAAAAGGCAAATGCGGACATTGCAAAAGTCCTGTCACAGCCGAAGATACAGGAGGAAATAGGGCTGAAGGCAGCAGCCTACGGCATCAGCCCAGAGGAGTACGTAGAAAAGAGCCTCATACCGGGACTGCAAGCGAAATTGGCGGCAGACTTTGACAAGAGCGAGTTGAGCCGTAATATGCCGAAGAGTACGGCAGAATACATTCTTCGTGGTGTAAACGAGTCGATGCTTGGCACTATCATGTCTATGGGAATGACATCGAAGAAGCAGAGACAATACGCTCAGCAGGGTATGGCTATGACGGATAACGGGGAGAACCCTGATGTTAAGCCGGGTATGGGTGCGAGAGTGGCACGAGGCACATTGGGCTTTGTAGCTGACGCTCCTGTGTTTGGTGCTGCCGGAAAGGTTGGCGCTGCCGTAGCTGGCAAGGTATTCGGTAATGGTGTGGCACAGACAGCGAGGATTGCGAACAGTACTTTAGGTGGTCGTATAGCACGTATAGCAGGTTCGGGCATGGTAAGTCAGGGTATTACTGGTGTGCTGTATGGCTCGACGAATGCAGCTGTGCAGAACTACTCTACTGGCGACGACACTTCTATTGGCAATACCGTAAAGGTGATGGCTATGGGCGGATTGTCTGAGGGCGCGAGTTGGGCAACCATGGGCGGTATCGGCGGCGTTGTTGGTGCAGGTATCTATAACGTTAGCGGAGTGAAGCGTATTCCTGCCAAGGCTTTTCAGTTGGCCATGGAGGGAATAGGTATGCACATGGGCGGTAATGTAGCCAAGACGATAGAGGGACACGATACAGACTGGCTGAGCGTTGAGGGTAACCTTGAGGCTTGCGCCAACGTGGTAGCCTTGAAGCTGACGCATGCGAGACTGCCGAAGCGTCAGGAAAAGGACGGCGTAAAGGAAAGCTACCTTGATGTGGTGGCGAGAAACATTAAAAGCCTTATGACTTCGGACGGACAGCGAGCAGCTTTCGGCGGTTACACTTTCACCAACGAGGAGAAGGAACAGCTGTTCGGGAGCGCGTCTGCGCCTAAGAGAACGGAGTCACTCTACGGATATGACGTACACGACAATCCGCTGACGAGAAAGGAAAGTCTGACATCTTGGGCGATGCGAGCAAAGAAGACGGCAGCCAAGGGAAAGGGCGAGGAGTCGAATGGCAAAGACGCTGAGCTTGTGAAGACAGCCTATGACGAGATAATGGCAGACAACACCATTCCTTGGGACACAAAGGCTAAGTTCTCGGCTTTGGTTATGGGCACCGTTCCTTCGGCACGTCCGATGATGGAGAATTGCCGTATTGAAGGAAACTCCGTGAACGAATACAGCAAGAATGGAGAACTGCTGTCGAAGAACAGCTTCAAGAGCATTGACGAGCGCAACTCCATTATCTACTCGCTGAACATGAAGCGTGAGGATCAGCGTCTGAGCAATGCCTATGGTGCTGCACAGATTAAGGATGAGAAGACGGCACAGGCAACTCTTGAAGCTGTAGCAGAGGCTAACGGCATGGCTGCAGAGCAGTTGAAGGCTGCAATGGACAAGCAACCGCTTAGACGCAGCGATGAAGAACAGAACGCTTGTGTGGCTCTGAGAAAGGCTTACGAGGACGAGCAGTTTGTACCTGGTACGTTGCATGCAGAGCAGTCGAACACTGAGGGCAAGGACGTTGTGGAGGAGAACGGTCTGGGTACTGAGACTCCTAACAATGAGGCTGCGTCTGAGGTGCTTGGTGACCTTACGAAGACGGAGGATGCCTTGCAGGCAGCTATGGACGGTAACGACGTGCTGAAGGAAGAATACGAGCGTATGCAGAAGGCCGGCATGAGCAATCCGCAGATTTATATGGAGCTGTTCAATGCTGGACTGACACAGGAACAGCTTGCGCCCCTTGCAGACTATATCAATGCGTTGTCGAAGGCGCAGGGTATGTTCAAGGGTACGCGGGACAAGATTGTGGAGACGACACAGAAGCACGTCGGCCAGTGGAGCTACAAGGGCGAGCTGAACGGTGAAAAGCAGAACGGCGAGCAGATGGTGTTCGTGAAGGACGACAAGGGTAGGGCGCTGATTGTCGGAGCTGGAGACGTTGCGTTTGATGGTGAAGGCAGAGTACGTGATGGTGATATGCTGACGGTGTACGACCCGGCTACCCGTGAAATGGACTTCGTACATGCAAAGGACGTGACCCTGGAACGTACCACGTCAAGCGAAGAGTATGCGAAGGACTATCAGCGACAGCTGGAAGAATTGAACTCTACAGTATACGCTGAAATGCAGTCTGGAGGAGAGGGAGGACAGCCGAGCCTTACTGAGCCTGCTGAGCCGACTAAGCCTGTGGGTGAGAAAGAGACTGAGCCTGTGGGTGAGAAAGAGACTACACCTGTGGGTGAGGAACCGGTTGCTACTTTTGCGGACGGTACGCCTGTGCCGATGATGAAGGACTCGAAAGGTCGTGAGACTGCTGACTACTCGCAGATGAGTCCTGAGCAGGGTGCGGAATGGATGGCTTCGCAGTTTGGCGAGAATGCTGAGGCTGCTGTGGACGGCCAGATAAAGCGAGCCGAGAAGACGCTGAAGGACGCCGAGAAGATAAAGGTGGACTACACGGGCGACTTGAACGACGCCAAGGAAGCTGAGGCTCAGAAGAAGATTGCTATTGAGGCAGCCAAAGCAGAACTGGAGCTTTACACCAATATCAAGAAGGCTATGACTGAGAAGAAGGTCAAGGCTGGAATGGAGAAAGTAGGTTCGGTAGGTAGTGTAGGTGAAGTAGGCGAAGTAGGTAGTGTAGGAGTTGCTCGGGAGAAGTTCGAGAGTGGCTTGCGCGTTGTGGGTAATAAGCGCACACGTACATTGGCTGACGGAACCAAACTGAAAGGGCATTACGAGATTGTCGATGCAGACAGTCTGATACCTTCGCATAATGCCAACGACGGATATAAGAAGAGCGAGGGTTTCCCCGTGAACGAGGAAGGCAGGACTATCAACGACCGTGACTATGAGAATGACAAGCAGGCCCAGCTGGTAACGGATATGATAGCCATGAAGTATGACGGACAGGCAGTAGACCAGGTGCCAGTGGTAACATCTGACGGCATTGTTGTAGACGGTAACGGCAGAACGATGGCAGGACAGAAAGCAGCCAAGGACGGGACCGACGGCGCTTATCTTGAAGCGTTGAAGGAGAACGCTGAGAACTACGGCTTCACGGCAGAGCAGATAGAGCAGAGCGGTATAAAGCATCCGCGACTGGTGCTTGTGAGTGACGAGCCTATGAAGTATGACACGGCTACATTCGCCAAGTTCAACAAGAACGAGAAGAAGGCGCAGGGTAATACTCAGCAGGCTGTGGCTAATTCGAAGAAGCTTTCGGCTGACGAGATTGGTGCTATTGTGTCGGAGATAGAGGGAAGCGGTAGTCTTGATGCTTTCTTTAACAATCCGTCGGCAATAAATTCTTTGTTGACACGTTTGGTAGATAAGGGCGTGATAGGTCTGAACGAGGTAGCTGGATTGCGTGAGGGCGAGGACAAGCTCTCGGCAGCAGGCAAGGACTTCGTGAAGAACCTGTTGCTTGGCAGTGTATTCTCGGAGAACACTATCCGTATGATGGGTGCTGACACCATGCTGAAAACCAAGGCTCTGAACGGCATCCGTGCTGTGACGGACAACATGAAACTTGGCGACTATGCTCTGATGAAAGAGATAGACAAGGCTGTACAGTTGCTGTACGAGGCACGTCAAGGCGGAAGCGGTGTGGATGCATACTTGCGCACTCCTGCTATGTTTGGCGAGAACGCTGCTGACAGATACGACCCTATCTCGCAGGCTATCGCTCTTGCTCTGGAGGGCAAGGTTGAGGACTTCCGCGAGCTGATGATGGCATATAACAGAAATGCCGCTCCTTATGCGGACGCTAATCAGACGGAAATGTTCGGCGAGAAGCCTACGATGGAAGAATTTATCAATGAATTTTTGAAACTTAGAAACTGGAAAGACTATGAAACAAGACATTCAAGCAAAGAAGGAAATGGCGATGCTGGCAGCTCTGAGGGAATTGAACCGCAAGCGCGAGGAGGAAGCGAACCGACAGAAGGAAACGGAGAAAGGCTTGGTTCGCGTGGAAATACGGGACAAGGGGAGAATATCGATGCTATATCTACCAAGAAAGACAGCGGAACTCATGTCAAAAATACAGAAGGAGAATCCGGAAATATCGGGTTGGGCAGCACTGACAAAGGCTCGAGAAATAATGAAGGACAGCGAGAAGTAGACAAGGCTGAGGAGGAGAAAAGTGATAAGCCTCACGAGGCCTTGCTGGGCCTTACTGAGCCGACTAAGCCTTTGGGCGAGGCTGAGGGTGAGCGTGAGGCAGCGGCTGTGCGTCTGCAGAAGGCGGACGGATATTCTGAGTTTGCGGATAAGCATGGCTTGGACGATATATGGCTTGCTCGCTATGCTGAGGCCATGGAAGAGAAAAATCCTGGAGCAGCCAACACTGCCCTATCTAATTTAAAGGTCATGTACCTTCGCGAGCATACAGCCGAGAAGAAAGCTTTGATGGAGCGTGAGGGCGTACATGGTCTTATTGCTAACAAACGACTTTTTGAGCCTATAAGAAATGCGATAAAGGAGCAGTATGGCGATGTGGACGTACTTGTTGAGGAGCATAGAAAGCAGGTAGAGCAAAAAAACAACATGATGGAAGCTGCCCGCAAGAAGGCTGAGGAGGAAGAGCGTAAGCGCCAAGCTCGTCTTGAAGAACTTGCCGAGCTTACTGACGAGGAGATTGACAATCGCTATGCTGAAGCCTTGGCGAAAGGCGACGAGGCAGCTGCTCGTGAAATGCTTGACGAGGCTGCAAGACGTAAGGGCTATGGTGATGCAGATAGTGACTACCAGGGTGTAGGAGCTTGGAGCGCACCGTCAAAGCCTGATTATGAGACGGACGAAGCGAGGCGTAATGCCGTTGGCGAAGACTCGCCAGACCTTAATGTGGAGGACATGGCGGCAGGCTACAACAACCAGCCAGAAGACATCTTTGTGCATCCTAATAAATACTCGCAAGGTTTGCCAACAAGCGAGGAGAGTGGCAAGGCGATACAGACTGCCATTGACGATATACGTAACGGCAAGAAGGATGTAAAGGTAAAGGTGTATCGTGCCGTTCCGACTTCGGTGAAGGAGGGCAAATTGCGTAATGGTGACTGGGTAACACCTTCGAAGCAGTATGCTGAGATACATGGTGACAACCGTCTGGATGGTAAGTACCGCATTATTGAAGACGAAGTGCCTGCGAGTGAGCTGTGGTGGGACGGCAATGACGTGAACGAATGGGGTTATGACAACGGCAAGAGTTACAGGTATAAGAATGTGAAGAACAGCCGCAAGCTGAATGACCTTGTTACCCGTGACGATAAGGGCAATGTGATTCCTCCATCGAAGCGTTTCAACCAGCGCAAGGCTGACGAGCGTTATCAGAGAGGTGTAGGTGGCGTGAAGCCTTCTAAGGCTGAGGTTGCATTGCGCGATGCCGTGATAGACAGACTGCGTGAGAATGGTATGGATGTGATAGCGGACGAGGCAGAGGGTCAGAGAGTGCTGGGCGAGGCGAACGGAAAGGTTCGTGAGATGTCGTTTGGCGAGGCTTATGACTATGATGCTTATCCTCTCGGTCGTGTGGAACCAAATCTCGCTGAAAAAGAGGTGGCTGTTGTGGAGGCAGATGTAAACCATGGCTTTGCAAACTATAAGGAGGCTAAGGCATGGGCTAAACAACACGTGTCGAAGGTGTACAACAATGAAGAGTCAGGCGGTAAGGGCGATGTGCGTATCAGTAATGCGGCTATAGACAAGTTTATGTCACAGAGTGCTATTGACAAGAGCGATAGCAAGGATGTGCACATGGCGGTGCTGAAAGTACTACCTGAGGTCTTGAAAACAAGTATTGATGTTGAGACGCATCCAGACTTTTTGAAAGGAGAGGATGGCAAGCGACGTGCCGAGAACGGAATAAATAAGGATGTTCTTGTGCATAGATGCTATGGTGCTGTGAGCATTGACGGAAAGCCTTACCGTGTGAAGATAACGCTGAAAGAGGAGGTTAGAAATAAGAAGTTACCACATAACACACATTCGTATGAGGCGACAAAAATAGAGCTATTGGCTGGTCAACATGGAGACGTTACCATGACCTCTCCCCGCAATTCCAATAGCTCTAAACAAATAGAGCAGCGCAGGAACATGGTTAAACCCGAAGGTGATAACCCCAATACGAACAACTCTATCAGTGCTGCAAAGTTACTTGAAAATGTTGAAATGTCGTACAATCCGAACGAAAAAGTTTTGAATGCGAGCAAAAAACATTCGGATGGCATTCGTTTCTTCCGTACTGCAAGTGGTGAGGCATATGGCTTTACAGTTGGTGGTAAGATTTATATTGACCCGAGGATTGCGACGAGCGAGACCCCAGTGCATGAATATGCTCATTTGTGGGCAGAGGCTCTAAGGAATGGCAACCCTAAGGAGTGGCAGAACGTTGTGGAGCTTATGAAAGACACAAAGGTTTGGGATGAAGTGAAAGCGCGTTATCCTGAGCTAAAGAGTGACAGCGAGATAGCAGACGAGGTGATTGCTACATATTCGGGCAGACGTGGTGCAGAACGTTTGCGTGCGGAAGAGCGCAAGATAACCGAGAGCAATAGCGGTGTGTATGAGAAGATAAAGACAATCGGTGCCTTTGAGAAGGTTAAGATGTCTTTGGATAAGTTCTGGAAGTGTGTGGCAGACTTCTTGCACATTCGCTATACGAGTGCGGAGGAGGTTGCTGACCGTGTGATGAAGGACTTGCTTGATGGTGTTGACCCAAGAAAGATGGGTAAGACAAAGCATGTTGAAGGAGAGGAAGGAAAGCCACGACTCCAGTTCATCGGTGAGAAGGGGGCTGCTGAGGCTGACCATGCCGAGGAAGTGAGTGTTCGTCTGGACAATCTTTCTGTCGCTCGTGATATGGAGGCAGAGAAGAAGGATGCCAAGGCTATCAAGATGGCTACTGGCTGGGAGCGTGGCGCTGACGGCAAGTGGCGTTATGAGATTGCGGACATGAAGGAGTTTGACCGCAATGGCAACCTGCTGTATCGGAAGCATCATCCGGACTATGCTCGTTATATTGAGCTTCAGGACAAGGAACTTAAAAATTTGTTTGAAGACGGTGAGGAGCTGACTGACAAGGAGCGTGAGGAGTATGAGGCGTTGTCGAAGAAGTATGAGAGTGACAAGTTCGGCGGCGAGAAGCTGGATAACATTCATACGCTGGAGGCTTATGTGGATGCTCCTGAGTTGTTCAAGGCTTATCCAGAGTTGAGAAATGTCCGCATGACTTTCATGGATACTGGCGGTGATGAGATTGCAAGTTATCATCACATCTCCAGTGTGTTTGGGGTTGACAAGGATAATGTCGGCGAGATTGTTGTGAACACGGGTAAGGTGTCGGTCAACACTCGTACCAATGAAGTGAAGTCAGCGGTACTGCATGAGATGCAGCATGCTATCCAAGATATGGAGGGTTTTGCCATGGGTGGCAATACAGAGCGTATGAAGAGTGATTTTCTTGAAGCAAAGGCAGAATGGGCTGCCCGTGCATACGCTCACGAGTTGGAGGAGACTGCGAAGGCGCTTGGTGAGGATTATGACCAGCTTGGTGTTGAGCGAGCTTTGATAAAGGAGTATGAGGATATGGATATGTCTGATGAGCTTCCTGACAAGGATACTCGCATCAAGGGCTTTAATTATTTTGCAAGAGGATATGCCGACCGCAGTCTTGATGATGCTATCAAGCGTTTTCGCCTAAATGAGTCGACTCGTGGTGATTTCAACCCATATATTGAATATAGTCGTCTTGCTGGCGAGGTTGAGGCTCGTAATGTTCAGAAGCGTATGGATATGAGTGCTGAGGAGCGCAGGGCGAGTCTTGCTGCTGAGACGGAGGATGTGAGTCGTGAGGACCAGATATTCCTGACGAGAAATGGAGTTGACAAGCCTCACTGGGCCTCTATAAGCCTTTCTAAGCCGAGGGGTGGTACTGAGAATGCTAAGCCTTTGGAAGGTAGGATTGCTGAGACTGTGGAGAAAGTATCGAAGCAGACTGGCGGTAAGGTGAAGATGGTGAACTCGGTTGAGGAGATTGGCAACGATCAGGTGCGCCGTGACATTGAGAACGGCAAGCAGGTGACGGGCTGGTATGACGAGAAGACTGGTGAGGTGCATCTTTACATGCCGAACATTCACGATGCCTATACTGCAGAGAAAACCGTTTGGCACGAGACCGTTGGACATAAGGGCATGAGGGGATTGCTCGGAGACAAATTTAACGACTATATGAGAGGTCTTTGGCTGGACTTGGACAATCCTGTGAATGCTGAGCTTAGAGCCTACGTAAAGGAGCGTATGGCCAAGGACTCTATGGGATTCTATGACGCTATAGAGGAGTTCTTCGCCGAGAGTGCCGAGAAGGGTAAGGGTGAGCCTGGCTTCTGGAACAACATCAAGAACAAGGTGACGGACGCTCTGCACGAGATTGGCTACAGAATATCGCCCAACGTGAAGGACGTGAAGTATATGCTTTGGCTGGCGAAGAACGTTCAGAAGAAGGGTGATGATCCGTGGTGGAAGATGAGGGCAGATGCCGTGAAGTGGAAGATAGAGCACGAGAATGTGGAGTACACGAAAATCCACGGTGGCGAGTTCTACGAGAACGACGGCAAGAGCCACGACTTTGAGGACATGAGCCGTGAGGAATGGGATGAGGCTACTGACGGACAGATACACTACCGTACTGCTCCGAGTGCTGCCACTGCGCTTGACCGATACCACACGATGCTGAACGCTCACGGCTATATGGCTACTGAGGCGTTTATGGACAACATGCTTTCGCTTGACAAGCTGATGAGGGCTGTAGACCCGTCAATCAAGAAGATTGAGGACGTGAAGAGTTCGATGAACCCTTATGTTCTGCAGAATACCATGCAGGGTGCGATGAGCGACAAGATGACTCTGTTTGAACACCAGGTGATGAAACCGCTTGACAAGGCTATGAGCGACGTGCTGGACAGCTTTGCAGGCAAGAACACAGAGGAGAAGATAAGGGAGTGTAACCTATATATGATAGGCAAGCACGGACTTGAAAGAAACCGAGTATTGTTCGTTAGAGACTGGTTCAGAAAAATGGAAAATACAGAAGGTGCGGACACTGAGGGTCTTGACAATCTGGATAAGGTTTGGAAGGGCGAGAGAAGCGACCTTAGAAGAGCACTTGACTCTGGACAGATAGACCTGAGAGAGTATTACCGTCAGATGGACGAGTGGATTGTTAAGAACTTGGACAAGGACTTCAAGGCTGAGGAGCATGACTATTCGGGCATGCACGGTCTGCAAGAGATAGACGACTTGAAGAGTCCTTATGACGACGCTGGCGCTATAGACTCTGTGATGAACCAGGAGGCGAAGATGGGGAGCTTGAAGAAGGGTTCGGTGGATAATCTTTGGAAGAGAATAAAGGATGCCACGGACTACTCTATCGATTCGGACTATATGAACGGACTGATGGACGATATACGCCACGACCGCGTGAAGAATATGTTCGACTGGTATGTACCACTGCGCAAGTATGACGAGGCGACCGCTGAGGATATTTACGGATACATAAGCGGTGATAACGGCAAGGGCTTTATCGGAGAAACACTGATGAACGCCAAGGGCAGAAAGAGTCTGAGCGACGTGAACGTATTGGCTCAGATAGGCGCCATGGGTAACCGTGCGATAAGGAACGGCGGACAGAATGCCGTAAAGCAGGCGTTTGCCCGATTCGTGAGAAACAGCGGTGAGCAGAACCTTGTGAAGGAAACGAAGGTATGGGTTGAGAAGACGGGCACGGACACGAACGGCAACGACATCTGGGAGGAGGCTTATCCTCAGATTCCCGAGAATGCGAACGCTCATGATATTGCAACTATTGTGGATGCCTTTGAGTCAGACATGAAGACAAAGCAAGCCAAGGGCGAAGCAAAGACGCTGAGCAACAGCACTGACATAGGCTTCAAGTTTGCGAGGGCGAAGAACAAGGGCGAGCACTTCGTGGACGTGAAGATAGCCGGACGTACACACAGATTTGTAGTGCTGGGCAATCCTCGTGCTGCACAGGCTCTGAACGGTATGCTGGAGAACAGTTCGCCCAACAGTGCACTGCTGAAAGGATTGAAGAGCACTACACGATTCATGGCTCAGATGGCCACCTCGTACTCACCGGAGTTTGTGATGCGTAACATCATACGTGACGCTGAGTTTGCATCGAGCAACGTAACGGCAAAGGAGGGTGTGATGTACGGATTGAAATGGGCACGGTACTATGCGGAGCTTAACCCGCTGAACGTGGCATACAACGAGGGTGCAGGTGCTTTGAAGAGCTTGAAGTGGAAAGACCTGAAGGAGGGCGTAGGCATGGGTCTGTACGCACGATACAGAGAGGGCACGCTGGGCGACTCGAAGATGGAGCGCTACTTCAAGGAGTTTATGCAGAACGGCGGTGAGACCGGATGGGTGCAGGTGAAGACGATGCAGGAATGGGAGAAGGATTATAAGCGCGACGTGAGCCGTGAACACAGCAAGGTGGCGAAGACTGGCAAGGCGCTGCGTGACTTCCTCGTAGGCAACGTGGAGAACCTGAACGAGGTGGCAGAGAACATGGCGAGATTTGCGACCTTCTGCACATCAAGAGACCTCGGACGCTCGGCTGTGAGAAGTGCCTATGATGCCAAGCAGGTTTCGACGAACTTCAATCGTCACGGTTCGGGTGATGCCATCAAGACGTTCAAGAACGGAGAAATGGGTGCGAGCAAGGAAATGCGTAGGAATGTGTACGGCACCATTGCGAGCTACCTGAAGAACTACTCGATGTTCTTCAATGCTGGTGTGCAGAGCACACACTTGCTCATGAGCAACGTGAATAAGGCACCTGTGGGTACTGTTGCTTCAATGATGGCTATGCCTTTCGGACTGGGCATAATGGCTGCTGTCTTGAACAACGCCATGATTGCGAGCGAGGACGAGAAGAAGCGCAAGGGCGTGAAAGACCCGTATGGCGAGCTGCCCGAATACATAAGGAGAAACAACCTGTGTATATATAAAGGTGGCGGTGAGTTCGTGACCATTCCGCTTGCGATTGAGCTGAGAGCCTTCTACGGACTTGGCGATATTGCAGCCGGCATGACTGTAGCAAAGAACGTGAAGAGTACGAGAAACGCAGCAATGGACGCTGTGGGCTGTATGTCGCAGCTGCTGCCAGTAGTGGACTTCATGAACTCTGCTACCTTTGACAAGGAACCAGGAAAGGAGACCTTAAAGGGTGTGCTGCCTACTGCTGCTGCTCCATTTGTGGAATGGTGGCTTAACAGCGACTGGAAGGGCGCTCCGATACGCCGAGATGGCGACTATACGGAGAACCGTCCTGCATGGATGAATGCCTACAGCGGAACTCCCGAGAAGCTGATGGACTTGAACAAGTGGGTGAATGCCAAGACTAACGACGTGGCTCCCGGCAACGAGAACATGAGAGGCAACAGTCTGCTTGACGAGGCTACTGATCCTGCAATGCTGAACCATATCATAGGAACGCTTGGCGGAGGTGCTGCCACATTCATAACCCGTGGAACTGGACTGGTGCTGAAGTCTTCTGACGGTCGCGAACAGGAGATTGAGACCAAGGATATACCATTCTTGCGTTCGCTGATGTACACTCCTTCGGAGCAGACGAGCATGGCAAGAACGAAAGCTAAATGGTATGGCTACAAGGAGAGCATGGAGAAGAGCACAAGCAACTACTCGCTGCTGAAGAACAAGAACGTTCCGCTGACGGAGAGAATACGTAATGCTGCCGACAGACACAGATTTGAGCAGGGGGCTGACTATGCGAGAATCCGTATCATTAAAGATGCCGAGAAGCAGATGAAGCGCTGGAACAAGATGAAGCGTCTGAACGCTGACGACAAGAAGCAGGTGGACTTTGCCAACAAGAATATCGAAATGATAATGCAGAAGGCTGTGGAGCAGATGGATAAGGTTAGTGATTGATTGGGGCTGAGTAATGAGCCTTACTGGGCCTTTCTAAGCCGACTGAGCCTTTGGTGAGGCTGAGGCTTAAGGAGGATAATGAGCCTTGCTGAGCCTTCTTAGGCCTTGCTGAGCCTTTGGTGATAGGGAGGTAATTATTAATTATTGTTTATTTTAATACGCAAACTTGGTTATGTGGCTAAGTTTGCGTATTTTTGTATCGGAAAACCAACAACCTTATGACCAAACAGAATTATGATATAACTCGTATGCAGCGCGAAGACTTGGCGAAAGCCTATCGTGACGTGTATCCCAAGTGCTGGAGCCAGCAGGAGGTATGGGACAAGATAGCGAAGCATCCTGCTCCACGGTATTATGTCACGGCTAAGGAGGCTTACGAGAAGCTGCGAAGGATGGTTGTGGGTGACTTCTCGATTGTGGACGCATTGGGCAGCAACAAGCAGAGGCTGTACTACTCGCTGTTTGAGAGGATGCAGGAGCTGACTCAGAGAAAGGAGTATATAGGCAAATCGCTGTGGTTTCTATGCCCTATCATAGTATCACAACCAGCGCCGGAGTTCTTTATGGCTCCACGCACGATTAAGGACACGTTTGTCAAATGCAGACTTTATGGTAAGGATTTCAGACATGGCGAAGTGTATGGCAGTGGACGTAAGAGTAAAGCTGCTGCTGACAACGCTAAGCATCGTGCTGCTGACGGCAGGCAGTAGACTGGAGGGTTTCAGTGCGCACGGCGGACTGCTACCTCACTTCACTTATAGTTTTCTGCACGCGAACGTGTGGCACATGGCAGCAAACCTGTTTGTGCTATGGGGTGTAAGGCAACGTATGAACGTAGCGGTAGGCTATGTGATAGCCGTGGCTGCGAGCTGGCTGCCGATGTGGGCGGACAAGCCTACTGTAGGAATGTCGGGTATGCTGTTTGCGATGTTCGGGATTATGTGGGGCAAGACGGGAAAATGGAAGGAATACTTGAAGGCAGGAATGCCTGTGATATTGATAATGATGCTTATACCAAATGTAAATGGTTTGCTACATTTGTACTGCTACATTTTAGGTTTTGTGTTTTCGTTTTTAAGATTTAAGGTTTATTAGGTTATTGATTAACAAGGAAAGTAGTTTTTATATTGGTATGGGGGTGTTGGAGCCGTGAGGCGCTGGCACCCTTTTTTTTTGATTGCTGGGGCTTAGCAATGGGCCTCACTGAGCCTTTCTGAGCCTACTAAGCCGTGGGTGATGATGAACCTTTCTGAATTTTTGGAGAATAGGTTGTTATCTTATCTTGTTGGTGAATCGTGGGGCAAAGTCTATTACTGTGCCGGCGAATGTGTCGGATGCCGAGATATTGGAGAGTGTGTAGCTGAAGCGGTAGTACTTCCATGGCTTGCCGTGGAGGGAATGCAGCTCGGTCCAGTTGCGGCAGTCGTTGGAGGCGTAGACATTGAGTGTGAGAGTGCCGTCGGCTGAGTTGAACAGATGGACTATCTGATGGATGGTCTTGAGCTGTATGGACGAGCCGAGTTTGAGGGGGCGTGTGGTGAACGTACCGGAATAGGTCTGCGTGTCGTCTTGGGCTACAGGTATCTTGCTGAAGGAATAGACGTTGTTGTCGGCATCCTGTAGGAGCGTGTCGGGATAGTTGGAGACGGAGCGCTGTATACTCTTGGTGCCGAGGGACACGGTGGCGAAGGTTCCGTCGAGGAGGTTGTAGACGTAGGCGTAATCGTAGCTGACGTTGTAGATGAACAGCAGCGAGTCGCGATAGTCGTAGGCGAGGAACGCATTGCGGACAAAGGTAAGGAAACTGTCGGTAGCGTCGGAGTACGGAGGGTTGGCTCCCGAGAGCTGAGGGCTGACACAACGGACCGTGCCGCCAGATACAGCCATGAGTCCCTTGTCGGAGGTGAAGTAGACGACGTTGCCCGTGGGTGTTATAGACTCGGGATTGTTGCAGACTTCTCGCGAAATGGGATAGGACGCTGAGTAGAGTCCTTCGGAGTTGACAGACAATCCGTAGATGCCTTCTGTGGTGAAGACGATGAGGGGGTACTGTCCGAACTGTCCCTGTGAGATAGGCTCGGTGTTGGCAGCGATGCCGAGGATAGAGCCAGTGCCTACGGTGTTGTCGCCCGATGCCTGAAAGACGAAGGGGTTGTTGACAACGGAGGTGAAGATTTGGGAGTCGAGGAGTTCGTAGGAAGATGTGGGGGTAGGTGGGGTAGTAACATCTGCGTTTTCCATCAAGTTTTCAAGAGGCAAATGACGGAACGCGTACGCGCCATTAAGAAAAGGATGAGCCTTAAGACGAATCTTTATGCCACGATTGCGAGACACGTCCCAAACTACGACTTCAACCGCATTAGGATCAGGATAGAAAAACCATGAGTCAGCGACAGTTAGTTCCTGAGCATCCGATTTAGGAGAAACTACAATCATTGATTTTGAAGTACTGATACTGACATAGTATTTCAGATTAGCACTTTTGTTAAGATTCACACTCGTTGCGTTAGTAAAAAAACATGCGCCTTCGTATGGTTCCCTTCTGACGCCGAGCATATTAATACGCTTGTTGTAAGTAAGAAGTTTGTCAGGAATCATAGTAGTCCAACCGTAATAATCATCATTAGGAAGTTGTTCCTGCTCTGTAAGAGTGGAAACAACATTAGGTGCTATATAAGGACGGACAAACTCATTAGTTTTCAATCCTTCAACATTAACCGTAAACAGTTTATAAAACTGCGTTTTGGCCAGCAGTTCATCAATAATTTGCTGCTCGGTCTTGTATGTAGGTACAATGACGTCACGCGCATTAAATTTTGTTGTGTCAAAGTGGTACTTACCGTCTTCAACTGGAGGTGTAGGCTGACCAGGTATAATTATGCTACCAGAAAAGTCTATTTCAGAAACCAATGTTCGGAACGAAGTCTCGGAAGTTTTATCGGGTAATGCTATTTCCCATTCCTTATCAATATAAAAAGGCAGTACATCGTCGGTAGCGAAAACCACAAACTTTTTTACTATATCTTTCCAATCGTCAAGACCTTCAACTTCTATCCTGTATTCGAGATGATAATAATAAGGTAGATATAGAAAACATTTTGAGAACTCAGGGGTTTCATTATCACCATTTCGTTCAACAGGTGTAAAATAGCTATTACGATTTACCGTGGGATAACAAGCGACTGGAACAGTAATGCGTGTATATGTGCCATCGTAAAGCAGCATGGCACAACGTACGAAGAATGGGAAAGCAAAAAGATTGTTTTCTTTAACTTTGGCAATACATGCTGCGACATGACCCTGAATAGCTGTTTGTATATCTTCTTTTCTTTCTGATTTAGCACGGTGATGATAAAAAACAGTATCGCCTGAAGGTGTAGAAGCAGCAAACTTCTGTTCGCATCCTGTAAATTTACCGTCTTTATAATGCGCAAGATACGCCACACCTTCTACCATTTCATCAAAGACACACTTTGTGCCGCCTAAACCTAAGTTTGTAATCATGTATATCCTTGGAGTAAACCTATATTTAGGCAGTTCGGTTCCGAGCTTTACGTATTTATCCCCTTTATATAATATGTAACAGAGGCCTTTGTCGGTGGCTACTACGAGGGTGTTGCCTACAGACGTGATGTCGGAAACATTGCCAATATCATAGAGCGGTTTCTTGTCGAGAATACGTCCGTTTACACTTTTGAGCACTCCCCAATAGAGATTGGTGCCGTCGTAAGTGATGGCGTTGGCGTAGTCGGCTCCTTTGTGGATGTAGAGGAGACGGTGGTCGGTTTGTCCGAAGGTTGCTGCCTGTCGGAGAGGTTGCATTTCGCCGTTGCGGAAGATAAGGCCGCGTGAGGCGGAGAGTTCGGAATCGTCGGACAGGAGGTCGGACGGTGAGGTTGTGATGCCTTTGTTGAAAGATAGGGATTTTTGCATAGTGAATTGTTTTTTAATTTACTGGGCCTTGCTGGGCCTTTCTGAGCCTTGGGGATTAATAAGCCTTACTGAGCCGACTGGGCCTTTCTGAGCCTTTGGGGAAATTTTGGGGTGATGATGATGAACCTTTGGGCGCTCTTAGATTGAGGCTTCGGTGCGTACGCCGTCGGAGTGGTGTTTGAGGCCTTCGTCGGTGCGCCAGCGTGGAAGCTCCATTTCGTGGGTGGATACGTAGAGGGCAATGGCGGTGGACATGAGAACGTCGTCGTGATTGCCTGAGCCTTCGATATTGCCGAGCGAGCCGTCTTCCTTTCGCTCGTAGATGCGCAGCTCGTGGTACATTTCGGTGTCGGGTTCGTGCCATAGGCGGTCGTCGACAAAGGCTTCGAGATTGTCGATAAGCCAACCCTTCGTAATCTTGTTGGTCTGAAAACCGTACTTGGCGAGGACGTTGCCTGCGGTGTCCTCGGGAGAGGAACGACGCTGATAGAGATTGGGATAGTAGTCGGCAATCTCGTTGATGATAGAACCGAAGTGGTCGCCCTCGGTGTTGTTGTTCTTCTCACGGTCGGCGGTATTGGACTCAATGACAAGCAGAGCATCGTCGTAGTAGTGAGCGAGAGCAGCAGCCTTCCATGCAAGCACGTCGTGACGGCAATGACCACGATAGCGAGCCACGACACGAGGCTTGTCCTTGACGGATGGCATCATGCCCATACGGTCGAGTACGGTCATGACGGTGTAGTCGGACGTTGAGGACTTTCCACCGATGTCGACGCTGACCACATATCGGTCGGAGACGCGCAGAATCTGATTGTTGGGCAGACTCCATATCTTGAGTTCGCCTTCGCCATCGTCGCGAATGGTAATCTTGGAGTCGCGAATGGTGTTGTAAGACTTCTTGCCGGAGGTGACGATGTCGGCAAGGAACTTGGGCTTCTTGACTTCGCCATGACGGAGGTCGTCGATGGAATAGGGATTGAAGACAAGGTTGCCGGAATTGCGGAATGCCTCCTCCTCGTCGATAGGTGCCTCAGTGGCGCAGAAGGCGTGGGTCTTGAACTTGTTGCGGAAATTGCGATACCAGTTGATAGCCTGGAAGCAAGCACCTTTCTCCCACATACGCCAAAAGAACTTGCCCGTTTCGCGAAAGCCTTTAGGACAGGTGGAGCGGTCTTTGTTGCGCAGCAGCCACTCGGCAAAAGCACGTAGGTCTTCGACAGGCTCCATATCGTTTTCGATGATGAAGCAAGGGATGAAGATGAAGGCATAAGCGTCGTTGTTGGAGGGATCCATGGCGAGCTGGCAGCGGTCGTAGAAGAAACCTGACGCACCACGGCCAGTAGACTCGAAGACCTCGATGTTGTCCTCAATGTTGTGGATACCACCGGAGATAGACGAGATAACGCCTTCGGGGTCGTGCTCGGGTGTCTTCTTCCAATAGGCGACCTCGGAATAGTGGGCACAGTGGAAGTTGTTGCCACGGACAGCATCGAAGTTGTCGAAAGAGGCAACGGTAAGAGTAGAGCGACGCAGAGCCTTGTTGCCGTCGGTGACGATGAAGTCGTCGGGTGAGTTCTCGTAGGGCGAGAGCATGAGCTGTACGCCCGGGTGTCCGATAGTCCAACCCTTCTGCCGTTCGACAGCCTTGCGGTACATAGCCTTAATCTTCTTGGAGGTGGACTTGACCTGTGAAAGGACGATGGCGTTCCAACCGTCGTGGCGGAAGTCCTGCATCCACTTGATGTAGAGCTGTGTGAGTGTAGAGCCACCCCACTGACGAGCCTTCAGGATAACGACACGTATGGCTTTCTTCTCGTGGCGCAGCTTCTCGAAAAGTGCTATAAGACGACGCTGGGGATAGTTGAGGCGGAAGGGTATCATGTCGCCCGTGTTCTTGTCTTCAATCTTATCGGTACAGAAAAGGGCGAACTCGGGGTCTTCGCGGAAACGTACCTTGAATATCTCGAAGGTGAGGAGCGCACGCAGCTTCTGTGTGTCGGGGGATTCCTCGTCGTAGTCCTTGCGGAGGACATGGATAAGGATGTCTTTCAAGGTGCCGTAGTGCTGTAGGTTCTTATAAAGGAGGGTGCGCATACACTCCTTAGGAACGTACATCTTGGGTATGATGAAGTCGGGTATTTCGAGACAGACACGTGACTCGAAATCGTAGCAGCCGAGACCTGTCCACGGGTCGTAAGGCCCGTAGATTTCGTTGTAGCGAGATTGGTTTTCGGCTACTAAAGCATCTATGTCACGGTCGGTAATGAGCATATTCTAATTATTTAATGGGCCTTACTGGGCCTTTTTAGGCCTTTCTGAGCCTTTGGTTATGGACTGCTGATAAACATTAATAATTAATCATTAATCATTAATCAGAGTCCTTCGTACTCCTTTAGTTCTTCGAAGTCGGCATCTTCGATGTGTGGGACGGGGTTGGCACCGATGGCGAGAGGGTCGTCGGTCTTGGTGGTGGATAGTGCCTGAAGTTCCTGGAAGTCCTTGTTGATGCCTACGGAAACGTTGAGCTGGGACTGCTTGGGGACAACGTGCTTCTGCATGTCGTGATAGAGTAGCAGCCATGCCTTGGGGTCGTGCTCGGCAAGTTCGGAGAACAGTTCTTCGAACTTCTCTTGATTGGTGGAGAGGAGGTCGCGTATGAACTCCTTTTGCGCCTTGCGCCCGGCAGGAAGAAGCTTCTTGCGACGCTCGGATATGAGTGGGATGTCGTCGAGAGTTTTTGTCATAGTGAGGGAAATTTTGAACCTTGATGATGAGCCTTACTGGGCCGACTGGGCCTTTCTGAGCCGTGGGGTGAAATTTTTTGGGGTGCAATCGCTTTAGAATGGCTTCAGATGCTTATGGACTGTGCCGGGTATGACTCGGCAGGAGAGGGCTCGTATGTTGGTAATGCCTTCTTCAAGGGACTGCTTGCGGTCGATAGTGCGAGGGTCGCGTGAGGAGAGCGTGATGGAGAGATACTCGTATAGAGTGCCGTCAACGACGTACTGATGAATAGCCTTGACAAGGGAGTCGTAGACGGTGGCATCCCAATAGTCGGGCATAAGAAGCGTCACTTCCCGCTCGTCCCACTCCTTAAGGTCGTTGAGACGGGTGACGCCTTCGGGTTTGAGAACGAAAGCAGAAAGACAATGCTCAACATTGGCTATGTACTTGTCGAACCAACGGAAGAACATGGGGCGATAGGTGTCGGACTCGGAAGTGACAATGTCGGGGGCTGCCTGGTCGGGACGTGAAGCACGCTGTATAAGCCCCGTGACAGCATCGACATCGTAGAAGAGCTGGTCGGCCTGCACGAAAATATGTTTGACAGTGTGCCCATAAGCACGATGGGGCGGTTGAGGCGCAAGTGGATTGGGGACGGGATGCCATCCCCTTTCACGAGAAGCCATGTGCGGATGAAGTTCGGAAAATTTGCTGCTCATAAAGACTCTTTTTTAGTAATACTCCTTAGAAACTATGACGGTAAACTCCGTGTAGACGCTGTCGGAATGACGTGAGAAGAGACGGATTTTGGCAACGCCAGTGTTGAGCGGATGCAGGACGAACGTCTTGGGCGGAGCGAAGCGTTCGATACTTACAATACCTGTGTCTTCGGAACGTGCCTCGATGTCGTCTATAGCATCAACGCTAAGGGCATAGGAAACAGTAGCGTCCTCGCCAATGCGTAGCGTGATTTCGCCCTCGGTATCGGTGCCGTCAACCTTGGCGGTGATAGAGGTGGGGAACTTGACTGTAGGAACGACAGGGCCAGAAAGGACGAAGCAGCGACGAATGGCTGTCTCGTCGGAGGCGAGCGCCGTCTGATAAGGAGCAGCCTGCGTGAGATTGCCAATCTTGAGCCACCATTCGTAGCACATGGAGTCCTCGACGTACTTGGCGACAAGACGTGCAAGGGTGTCGGTGAGCGAACCGTTGTAACGACGTGAGACATTGAGAGAGAACTCTACGATGTCGTCGGTCTTGTCGTCGTAGTAGATAACGTTGTTGCCAATGGTCTGCGACGTTGGTACGAGGTAGTCGACGAATATGGTCTTTGCCTTTTCGAGTGCTGTGATGAAGTCGCGGTCGAGTGTGCGCTCGTGGACTTCGTCATCGCCAGCTGTCTCGAAATAGGGTGTACGCTGCCCTGGCTGAACGGCAGCTTCGTCAATCTTGCCTTTGAGATAGGTAGCCGCCTTGACAGCTTCGACAATGACGGACTTGATGATTTGAAACTTTATTATCATTGGTTTGGGGATTTTTTTGTGGTGATTGGGTGAATATTGGGTGATGAGCCTTACTGGGCCTTTTTGAGCATTACTGGGCCTTTGGTATAGGGGACGATGACCTTTGGTTAGGGTTTTAAGGGAGGAGCGCTTAGGGTGCAGCTTCCTGTACAGTCGGTAAGGGTTGAGGTTGATGCGCCGGGGGGAGTCTTGGTGAACGCCATGCGGACGAGAGAACCGAGGAGGGCCTGTGTGTCGGCGGCGTACTTAGGAGCTATGTCGGGTAGCGAGAGATTGAGTGCGGACTGCACGGAACTGGCTACGAGGTAGGACTGCACGGCGGAGACGAATACTTCAGGAACGGCATCGCCCCATCGGGCGTTGGAGGTGGTGAATGTCAAGTAGCCGAGGTCGTTGAGGGTGTAAGATGCGAGTATCGGGGACAACTCGGCGAGCAAGACCTGCGCTGCTGTCTTGACAAAAGAAGGCAAAAGCGCGGACTCAATCTCGGAGAGTGTGACGGACGTAAAGACGGTTTCGCCAGACGGGGTGCGGTGATGCTTGCCTATGACAGCAAGGTGCTGCTTGACAGGCTGGGCGATAGTGGGGAGGTGGATGGAGATTGTTGACATAGAGAGTGAATTTTTTGTGGGGATTTAATGGGCCTTGCTGGGCCTTTCTAAGCCTTTCTGAGCCGTGGGGAAATTTTGGGGTGATGATGAGCCTATTGAGATTGCTTGATACCTTATTATTGTTGCTGTAGGTATTGCTGCGCCTGCTGGACAGCCTGTTGGTCGGCACCGGGAACGATGCCGTCTTGCGGGGGCTGTTGCTGCATTGCTGCCTGCTGCGCTTCAAGCTCTGCCTGCTGACTCTGAATGTCCTGCAGGAGGCGGTCGGCAAACGGGGCGTTGAGGTTCTGTAAATACTGAATGACGTTGATAGCACCAAGTTCGAGGAGTTTGTCGAGCTGGTCGTTGATGTTGTTCTGATAGGCAGCGGTGGCAGCTGCGTTCTTGATGGAAATCTTGAACTTGATGTCGCGTGCAGCCATGCGGTCGTACTCCAATGTAGACGTGTAGTCGCGATTGAAGATGATGCGTCCGTCCTCGTAGTACTGCTTGATCATCATACACTTCTTCTGTGCGACGTTCTCGGTGAACGACTCGATGTCCTTCAGGATTGAGTAAAGTGAGGTGGAGGCATTCTGAGACTCCTGGGCGTAGCGTGACGCTGATGTGCCGGCTGTAGGAGTCTTGCCCTGCAGAGCACCCGACACATTGGAAACCTCACGGATGAGATTAAGCTCAATCTGCAGAAGCTCGTTGGTGCCGAGATTGACAGCATTGGACGTAATGACATCGGGGCGCGAGTTGGGTAGTGTAGCCTTTGGCGTGTAGAATATCATGCCGTCGTACTCGGTGGCCTGTTCGGCAAACTGGTCGGGCGTCATGCCGTCGAGCACCTGCGTAGGCACGAACATAAGCCCCTTGGCAGAGGAACGTATAGCCATATCGTTCATGATGATAAGGCGGTTGATGTATCGCTGCTGGTCGATGATGTTGCCCATGAAGGGATGAATCTCGCCATTGACATAAGGATAGAGTTTGACGGTGAAGGGGTGAGACTTGAAATCATAGGGCGACTCGCCACGACAGAGGACAGTTCCGTCGGGTGCCATGTAGGTGTAATACCAATACTTATCGGCTACCTTCTTGGCTGTGATATAAGCTCTATCCTCAGGCGGCACGCCCATAAGGTCGTACTGACGCTTGCGCTCGGCATTCTTGGCGTTGAGCTGGGCAATAAGAGCCTTGTCGTCGCACTCGATGCGGAAGTAGGCATCGGACTCATTGGTGGCTATAGGGTCGTAACACTGATAGCGATACTTGGTCTCGGTAGTCCACGCTTCAATGACACGGACGCAATGGCCACGACGAGACGGGATGTCGAATGAGATATTGGACAAATCATTAGTATCGTTGTGAAGCGTGCCCTCAGTAGAGACATAGTCGGGGTCGATATTGAAGATACGGTTGAGCCGATTGACGTCAAGTCCGTATTCGTCCTTTGCGAATTTCTTGTAAAGGTCTTCTCTTGACACGTCATGAAGCACACCGATAAGCGAGAAGTCAAGGTGACGGGGGTCGGAGCCACCCTCCCAAAAGACATAGTTAGGCTCGACATAATCAGTCCACGAGTCTTCAATCTCCTGTTCGCGGTCTTCGTAGGACTCACGGCAGACCACCACTCCACCGATGAGATAATCTTCGAGAACGTGCTTAAGAAGGTCTTCCATCTGCGTGTTCTGCCAGTTGCACTGCATCGTGGCAGACATCATATCGGAGAGGGACTGTGAGGAGCGTGTGCGTGCGAAGCAGACAGGCTCGGTGCCCTGCTTGGCATAGAGTCCGACGATGGTGTTGAGAATTGAGACCATGACGTTGTTGGAGAGAGGAACAGAGCCTTTCTTCTTGAGATATTCGCGCTCGGTATAATCGTAATAGAAACCGTTCTTGTAGACCCGTACTGTGTCGCCCCACTGGTCGCCGTAGCAATATCGCTTAGCCCGGTCGCGTGCGAGGCGTACAGCTTCAAGATTGTTCCATGCCTGCCAACATCGCTGCAACAACTCATAGTCGGTATTGCTGCCATGCTCGTGCTCCATGCGTCGGCGTACGGAGTCGAACGTCTTGCCCGAGGATGGCATTACACGTGATAGTGTGGGTATATTCTTCTGCATATTCTGTATGAAATAACATTGTGTATCAGCGCAAAAATACGTGAAAAACAAGCCCTAAATGCCGTGTTTCGTCCTACAGACGAAAGACGGAAAAACAGTGATAAAAAACTAAGATATTTGCGGTTTAGAAAGTCAAATCTAAATTTTACAGAAAGAAAAATGGACGAAGAAAACAAAAACAAGAATGACGTTGCACCTGGACAGGATGCGATGGCACCTCCTATGGAGGAACGTCCGAACCGCAAGGCCTTTGCAGAGCGCTTCGGCAAGCGTCACAAGGACATTGACTTTGAGGACAAGGAAGCCCGCTACGGCGCGATGAACGATGATGCAGACGCTCTGTCGGCATATGAAGAGAACGGACGTGCGCTGAGTGAAATGTTTGACAACAACCGCTGGCTTGCAGCAATGGCCATGGACTTGAAGGACAACCCCGACATGAGTCCGATAGAATGGATGGCTAAGCAGGGCATTGACATCGGCGCAGCCTTGGAGGACGAGGAAATGGGCAAGAAGGTGGCTCAGCAGATTGCAGACTTCCAGCAGAAGAAGGCTGACGAGGAAAGTCACGAGCAAGAGATTGCGGAGAATCTGAAGCAGTCGGCCGACGCCATGGACGAGTTGGGCCTTGACGACGACGGAAAGGCAGACCTGTGGGAGAAGTTCTTCAAGATAATAGGCGAAGCGGAGGACGGCAAGGTGTCGGCAGAGACATGGGCGCTGTTCAAGAACGCGCAGAACTATGACGCAGACGTGGCTTCGGCTCGTGAAGAAGGAGCGATGCAGGGACGCAACGAGAAGATTCAGAACAAGGTGAAGCGTTCGGAGAAGAACGACCTGCCACCAACACTGAACACCAACGGCGGCGCTCAGCCCGGCAAGAAGAAGGGCAGCAGCTTCTGGAACGGACTGGTGTAAAAAACGACAATTATTAATTTCTTAAAAAATATCAGTAAATGGAAAAGATTATCAAGTTTATCAAGAGCGGAAGATTTCTCATGTGGATGCTCCTCATGATTCTTTCGGTAGTGACAGGAGGCGCTTCGCTTATGGCTGTTGCCGACAACGTTGCTCCTCAGATTGGCGACGAAGGTCCAGACCCTGCATCGGCAGCAGAGGTTACTGCCAACGAACCAGTTGAGGCTGGCAAGAGCGACCTCGACAGTCCCGGTGGCAAAAAGGATGGACAGAATTTGGCGGGCTCTCAGGCATCATCAACGCAGCTCAAAGAGGGCGACATGATTGACGAGGAGTGGGACCGCAACATTGTCAAGTTCTACCCCTACAAGACTCCGCTTCTCAGTATCGCCCGACAGGTTGCTGCTAAGGTTCCTATCAAGAACTGGACTGCCAAGCACATGCGCATTGGTGGCGAGACTCTCGACGGTAAGACTACTGCCGAAATCACTGGTGGCGACACCATCGAACTTAACTCTACCAACTTCTCTGGTTCTCTCCGTCCGTTCTACAAGTGTTCTACTGTCTTCGTTCCCGATGTTGAGGGTTACAAGGAGGGTTCTAACACCGTGCATGAGGGTGTTCTTCAGCTCTACGTTGTCGAGTCTAACGGCAAGAAGGTGACCCTGCAGGCTACCAACGGCAAGGCGAAGAACAACGGCACACCATCGACAGACCTTGACAGCATGACCTGTCCGGACATACCTTCGGGTTCGGTATTCCTCGTAGGTGCTACCGCAGCAAGCGAGTCGCAGCTTATGGTTCCTCCTGAGAACATGCAGCCTCGCGAGAAGGAGGTTTGTGTTCAGAAGAAGCTTCTCAACATTCTCTTTACTGTCGACTTCGAGAAGGTACAGACCAAGGTACCTATCTCCGTCAACGACCTCAAGGCCGACGCCATCATGAAGTATAACCTCCGTGCTGAGCGTTCGTACTGGCTTGGTTCTAAGCGACGCTTCAAGGTAATGACCGAGGACGGCGCTGTAGAGGACGTGTACATTGCAGAGGGCATCTTGCCTCAGATTACCAATAAGTATGCTATTGGCGACGTTCAGGAGTGGGCCGACTGGATTGCTCTCTCAAAACTCCAGTTCACAGAATTCGCCGAGAACAACCATGCTTACGTCTTCGCTGGTAAGAACTTCATCGAGCGCATGGAGAAGATGAAGATTGACAAGGATGGCAAGAACGACATCATCAATCACGACCAGTTTGACCTTACCTTCAAGCGCATCAAGGACACCTTCGGTACTTTCGATATTGTTTGGGATCAGACTCTCGACCTCATGCACATGGAGGACTTTGCCGTTATCATCGACCTTAAGGCGAGTCGTCGCTACGTGCGTGTTGCCAATAAGGAGCGCACTAACGACATGTCGAAGGGTGCAGGTGCTATCCGCGACGCCAAGCGCTGGATTCACGAGGAGGCCGACTGTATCGCTCTCCGTGGCTACAACTCTGTGCTTGTTGGTCCTGAGGCCAAGATTTCTAAGCTTGGCGGGTCTACTCTTACCACTATTATCTCTGCTCCCAAACTCCCCGAAACTCCGTCAGCCGGTATGAAGATTGCCCTTACCGAGGACTACGTATCTGGCGATGTTCAGTACGACAAGGGTACCGTCTACTACTACAACGGCACAAAATGGGAACTCTACAAGGGTCAGGACGTGGCTGCATAAAGAGTTATATTTCCGTAATAAATAAGTTGTCCCGATAAGTCCTCGCTGAGCAACGGCTTTGCTCGTTAATGTCTTAGCGAGGCTTATCTTTAAAATCAAAAACTCAATGATTAAGATATATAGATTAAAACAGGCTCTCAACAACAGTTCTCATGTTCTTGTTGGCGCAGGTGGCAACAAGGTTCGCTACGAGTTCACAGGTGGCAATGTCATTGCTGGCACTTGTCCCGAAATTTCTCTTAAAGGAAAGTACTATCAGGACTTGCTTGAAGCGAGCGAGCTGTTCAAGGACGGTACAGTGGTGTTGGTCCGCGAAATCAAAACCTCCGACGATATGAAAGAGACTGTGCCGAAGCCAGAACCTAAGAACGTGAATACGGCGGACTCGGTAACTACTCCTGACGAGCTGCTTGTGTACGTCAACACCAACTACGACAAGAAGTTTACCGACCCGAGCAAGGCGCTGGCTTTTGCTGCCAAGGAGGGAAAGGAAGTGTTTGCTAACTTGAACCTGGGGTAATGGGGCTTTGGGGGCTTTGGGGTGATGAGCCTTACTGAGCCTTTCTGGGCCTTTTTAAGCCGTGGGTGTGAGGAGCTATGAGGGCTGCTGACAATCATTGAACGTTAACCATTAACACTATTAGGTATGACCGTAGGAGATATTATAGAAGAGGTGAAGTGGTGTATAGACCATGAGACGAGGGAGGACTCGAAGCTGAGTGACGGCGGAGAGGATACCTACATGGACAACATCATAAGGGCGAAGATAAACGACGCTCTAAGATGGGTGGCTGTAATGACGGGGAAATGCACGAGTGTGAAGACAAAAAAAGACACGGATGCCACTACCGCCAAGACACTGACTGTTGAGTCTTACATTGACGACATAGGAGTGGCGACTCTGCCTGACGGTATCGCTGCTGCGGACATACGACGTGTAAGGATAGACGGATGGCATAAAGCTGCCGTACCTGTGGACGACACGAGTGACGACGCACTGCTGATGTTTGACGAGGCGGTAAAGGGTTCGCAGGACAGACCGCTGGCTACAATAATGCGTGGAAGCACGCTACAGATATTGGTGCAGCCGTGGGAGACGGGCAACGAGGTAGAAGTGGCCTACGTTGGAACAGGAAATGTTATTAACAACACATCGGACAGCACATCTGTAGATGTGTCAGACACACAGAAGAATGCTTTCATATACTATATTGCTTACCTGCTACTGGCGGCGTATGAAGACGCTGGTGCACAGACTATGCTCAGCATTGCGGTACAGAGTCTGGGAATTAATACACAGAAATGATATGGAGATAGTGACAGCTACGTATGACGCAACAGAACAAGCATGGGTGACTCCTGTGCTGGAACTGAAGCGTGACATATATCTTATGATTAGCTTGAAGAAAAGAGGCAAGATAGTGATAAGACAGAACACGGGAGACGGTAAATGGCCCCGCGTGCCTACAGAGGCCCATAAGGACATGAAGGCTTTCTGCCTGCGTATGGAAATGAGAGCTGAAGTACTACAGATAAGAATTTACACATCAGAAGAACCGGAGGAGATAAAGTATGCCTACATTTAGAAATGACGTAAAACTGGGAACGAAGGTTCCGTTGATAAAGACGGACGACCTGGACGACAGGTGCGTGACGGAGGAGAAATTGGCAGAAGGGTCTGTAACAAATGCAAAGATGGCTGATGATACACTTACTATTGAGAAGCTTGACCCAGAGCTGAGAAAAACTATAAATGCTGCTACTGGATTGCCAGAAGATTTGGTAAAGATAATACAGGATGTAGATGTAAGCATTGCAAAGTTGAATGATACTGTATATCCTATTACATTAGGATTTACTGTATCTCCAAATACAGGTGCTATGCAAACAGATGTAAGATATTCTGTAACCAGTGAGGAAAAGCCTTTGGTTCCTGATACATTAGAGGTGACAAAGCAGATAAATGACAATGCTCCTAAAGTTTTAACAAATGCTAAAGTTGCAAGTGGAACTGTGCAGACAAAGATTGAAGGAGGCAGGGAGATATTTAAGTTTGCTGTAACTAAGACTGGACGTACTGGCAAAAGTACATTAGCTACACGTTATCTTTGCTACTATGGAGGTAGTTCAGTTAAAGATATGACTGCTGAGACAATGAATACTCTTTCAAAGGTGTCAAGCACAGGAGTTTCTTTTAGCCCTCAAATTAATACAAACAATGGTGATTACATTTGGCTCGTCGTTCCCAACGACCTCACAATAAGTCGCGTGACAAGTGCAGGATTTGATGTTACCCTCGCAGCAGCGCAGACAGTAACCAACAGTCTTGGCACATTTAAGGCTTACCGCACAGCTAACACTCTCACCGCAGAAACTTGGAAATTAGTAATCTCTTAAAATTGGAATATTATGCCAATAAATATTACAGACGAATTACATGCCGCCACTACCAAAGGTAAAATAGCCTCAGCAAAGGAAGTTTACCTCACTGGTGATACAGAGAACTTGCAGCAGATTGGTGAGAAGACTCACCAATTAGAGGATTCTATCAAGAATATCGCTGCCACTGGTGGAGCATCAACCGCTGCCGCTGTCACTTTTGACAATGTAGCAAGTGGTATGACTGCTGTCAATGCACAAGCAGCTATAGAGGAACTGAATACTAAGAATAAGACGCAGGATACAGAGATTGCGAAGAAGGCAAATTCTGATGATGTAGACTCCAAGATAAATGAAGAGTCCACTCGTGTTGACGCTGAGATTGCAAAGAAGGTAGACAAGACTTCTATAGTACAGGAATTTGGTGATTCTGAAGACAAGGTTGTCTCCCAGTTTGCTCTTCCATTTCGTGAGATAGAATCTCCTGAATTTATCCATTGTATTGTTGATTCTGACAACCATCTTCTGTTTGGTATTCAGCAGGATGGCTCTATTGAATGGGGGAAGGGTATTCCTACACCTATTAAAGACAAGTTCCAAGAGATTATCAATCAATCTCAGCAGGACAAGACAGAACTTACAGAAATTGTTAATGCGACTAAGGAAGAATTATCTGTAAGTATTGATACTTTGCAAGAAAGTAAAGTAGACAAGGAAGAAGGTAAGTCTCTCATAGAAGATGATATAAAGAAATGTTTCAAGGTAACTGAAAATGAAGAGTTTATCTATGCAATAGTTGATTCTGAGGATAAACTTCTATTTGGCATTTACAGAGATACTGGGAAACCTTATTATCCTTCCAATGAAACATATCATGTCGAGCAGAATGAGGAATACTTTGCTGCTTGGATTGATGCAGATAATCATCTATTACTTGGCATTAGAAGAGATGGACAAATTATTGGTGAGATTAATGCAGTAAATGCTTTAAAGCAGACAGTAGATAAATTGCAGGAGGAGATAGACATTGTTAACCCTTACATCAAAGAACTTCTTGATGTGTTCTCGTTGAAGGAGAATCCAGAGTTTCTTTCTGTGGAGACTGATACTAACGGTAAAATCCTTGCCTCTACTAATGCAGATGGTAGTCATTATATCTATAATGCCAAGTCTGAAACTATTCCTGAAGAGTTTAATCACATTGAAGACCCAGAAGGAAGAATGGAGATTACTACAGATTCAGATGAAAGAGTAATGTCTTATCGTGATTCAAATGGCAAGAAGCATGAACATGATATGAATATTACTAATCTTGAAGTTTCTAATCTCAATCTTCAAGGCAATAGCGTAAATAACATTCAAGATGCCCTCAAAGATAATGGTTTTGATGTAAAGACTCCTATTGACTGGAGTGAAAGTGACTCTATTCAAGTACCAACACCAAGACTGGCTTTTGTGAATATCTCAAATATTGATGCAATGCCAACAAGTAAGACGCAGGATTTACATGCAATATTTGAGTTTTGGGATATGCAAGGAAATTATTTTAAGAAGAATGTTATCTTGAACGCACAGGGCAATTCTTCCATGAGTATGCCAAAGAAAAATTTTGCATGTGACTTCTGTAATGATAATTGGATAGGCGACAACACATTCAAGATGAAGTTTGGAGATTGGGTTTCTCAAGACTCTTTTCATTTCAAGGCATACTATGCTGATTTCTTTAAAGGAGTGTCAATCGTTGGCTATAAGCTTTTTAATGAAATAGAGGAAACTAAAAATTTCATTAGTAATAGAATTTGGAAGAGAGCCTTGTTGCCTTCAAATGAAACTATAGGATATGGTACTAAAGGAATGAAAGATGTTAATGACATGAATTTACTCATAGATAACGGAGCAAGATGCTATCCCGATGGCTTTCCATGTATTGTTAATCTTAATGGTGAATTTTATGGCATATTCAGTTGGGCAATAAAGAAACACCGTGATAACTATATGCAGAATAAGTCTACGTCTGAACATATACAGTTGGATGGGGACATATATGATACATTTACTTATAATGGAAATATAAACTGGAATGTTATAAATGGAAAGGAAGCAACTTCCAATGGTAACAAAGATGGTGTTGAGTTTAGAAATCCAAAGTCATTGATTTGTATAGATGGTACAAAATATAACGCAGATACCAACAGAAAAGAGTTGATAGACTCTGATAGCCCATCATATAAGGCAGGTGATAAAAATCACGTTCTAACAAATAAAGTTAAGGGATATTATAAAACATTAACAACATATATCCCGACACTGAATAATATGATAAGTGATGGTAAAGAAGACTCTGAAATCAAGAATAAAATTCTTGAGTTCTTTGATGTGGAAGGTATTATTGACTATCTTATATTCAGTGATGTTGTCATGAATATTGACGGATTTAGAAAAAACTGGCAATGGGTTACTTATGATGGTACTAAATGGGCAGTTTGTCCCTATGACTTGGATGGAATCCTTGGATGGGGAGGTTGGGGTGAAGTCTCTCCCATAAGTGAGAGGTTAGGAAACACCTTAGAAACACCAACAGGATGGATTATTAAATATTTTGATACAGAACTTTGTGAAAGATATAAGGAGTTGAGGTCAAAAGTTTTGACTGAGAAAAACATCTATAAGATGTTAACTGATTGGTGTTCTACAATAGGAGCATCTAATTTTGAAAAGGATTTGATTAAGTGGCCTATGACTCCTACCAAGTATCCTTATTTTAAGGAGACACATACTGATAATTTATACCGTGTATATAATTGGATAGCTCAACGCTTAAAGGAGTGTGATAAAATATATAAGTTTAATCTTTAAATATAATTAATATGAATAAATGCCTTATAACTAAACTTTCTGGAAGTGTCAATAATGACAACTTACCACAGTTGGGTAAAATGTTGGTAAAAATAGGTACTCCAACATCTGGTGTAGCACATCTACAGGTAAAATTTAATAAAGATGAAACAGTCGTTGTTAAGAATGGCTATTTTACAGATACAACAGGGGCTGAAAATAAAGGAGCTTCTTTAGAAATAAAGAATGGTTCTGCTGGAAATATATATTTTTCAAATAATGATTGTGTAGTATCTATTCCAAAATATACTATAGCATCATTTAATGATAATGGTGTCGGCACACATGATACTATAGAATTTGACTTATCGGAACTTAAATATTCCGCCAATCTCGATTTTTTGTATTTTACCAGTCCTCTTATAACTGGTGATATTGAGGCACTAAAGAACAATATTAAGCTTACTACAATATTTTTTAAGAGTACTCTTGTTACAGGTGACATTTCAAATCTTAAAGGTTTGTCAAAAATTAAGACATTGTCTCTTTCTAATACTCTTATAACTGGGGACATCTCAAATCTTAAAGATATGTCAGAAATTAATACATTGTATCTTCCCAGTCCTCTTATAACTGGTAATATCGCTGCCTTAGCTAAAATGATATCTCTGAAAACCCTCACTCTTCTCAGCCCTCTTATAACTGGTGACATTTCCGTGTTGAATAATATGACTAAGTTAACTAGTGATGTTAGGTTTAATGGAAAATTAACTGGTGAAATATCTAACTTGCCTTTGAAATTTCTTTCATTTAATAAAGTGACAAAACTTTCATGGAGTGGAACAAGACCAAGTAACATGAAAATCATAGCATTAGAAAGAGTGAATCTTGGTAATAATGTAGATAAGGCACTAAACGATCTTGCGCAGTGTGAAGTAGGATTCGTTTCTTCAGATGATTATTGGCGTAAAAAGATAACGATATATGGAACTCGTACTTCGGCTTCTGATAATGCAATTTCAACACTACAGAGCAAGGGCTACACGGTATCAGTCACACCAGAACAGTAAGTTAAACTTTTAAAATAAAAAATATGAATAAATTGACAAAGAGATTTAAGGTGGTTTATGAGGGTACAAAGATGGTGTTTCCTCTTACAGAACAAGGTGATAATGCAGAGGTGTTCCCAGCTGCTACTGCAACAGCAGTGGAGTTTGACACATACAATGAAGCCAAGGCTTATGTGAATGAACATGGTCTGGTTTATGAACAGCCTGGTGATATGTGGTAAAGTACAAGCTTAACAATTAAGAAAAAGTGGTGAACTTTTAGAAGGTCCATCACTTTTATTTAACCTATTTTATCCTATCCAAATCTTCTACAGCCTCCTGCATTATCATCTCAATATTCTTATTCGCGAAGTCCACCTGCTTCTTATCATCGGCCCACTTCTTTCTCAGAATGCAGAAATAAATAGAACCACTACAAATTGCCAAAGCTTAACTCTTTTCATTGTTTTATATATTTAAAAAACTCTATAATCGTATTCAAAGCTACCTAAAAACCTACCGTTAATATCTGAATAATTGTACCTAAATTTAAAACCAAGAGCTTTAAATAAACGCTTCATTTCGCTGCGTGTAGCACCGTATCTTCCAGAATCAATAAGTTTTCGTTGGTCTATGATTGCTTCTTTCTTTATGTTGCTTAACATTTTATCAAAATCTTCCTTGGATATACTACTACAATCAAAATTAATACGATAATTATAAGAATACACCCAATTCATAAATGTGACAGAAAACAATGTAGTATATTCATCAATAACTATAGGCATCTGTTGGTTCATTTCTTTAGCAGCCTGTATATACATTTGTTTACACTGTTGTCTTTCTTTTGCTGAAATAGACTGTGACATGATATTTATACTCATAATCACAGATAAAGTTAATAATAATAATAATCTTTTCATACTATTCTGTTTTTAATGTTTATAGCAAATGTGACATGGCGTTTTGTGCATCTTTTTTGCTTGTTCGAGACTTACCTGCTTGATTTCACAGCTACAATTGCGCAAGCCTTCGCAAGATGCAGATTTGTGGTAACGACGTGCGTGTGGGCCTGTGCATACATAAACATTGTCGCCGGCTACGCAAGCGAACAGAGCTAAAGATAGAAGTATTGTTTTCATAAGAGTTATTGATGTATTGCTGCAAAAGTACTAAATATCAGCGATACGGACAAGAATATTTTACAGAAGCCGTGTAAAATGTTTTACAAATAATGTTTGGCGACGGGATAAGAAGCTTGTGCGAGAGAACCGAGGAGATAGCAAGGAGATTCTGTATTGAGAGGAATACTGTAATAATCGGATATGTGGGTGACGGCGTGGAGAAGTTCGTGGGTGAGGGTATTGAGGAATTGAGAGGGAGAAGAAGAGGGACAGAGAACTATGAGAGTGCGGTGGAAGGAAATGTTGGTATAGGTGAAAGCAGTGTCGGGGACAGAGTGAGAGACAAGAAGGCAGGCATCTTCAAGGGGCTGCGAATGACAGCCGAGAGATTGAAGATGTCTGCGGATAACATCAACCTTAGAAGAAGGGACGTTATAGAATATCAGCACCGTCCAATCGTAGGAATGGAGGTATATTTGTTGTGAGCGCATAGGCTATGAGGGGTCTAATACGTCTTCCCATGGGATTGGGGTGCCAGAGAGGGCACAATCGGCATAGAAGCGATTGAAAACAAAACCGTCGGGCTGGTCTTCATCATCGACGTAATCCTTGACGAAGAGGGCAAGGGCACGCTCATCGGTGATGGAAGAGCCGTAGAAATCGGCAAGAGCCATATTCAGGACATAGACATGGTCGTAGGCAACGGCATTGTCGAGAGCGATGCCGTACTTATGAAGAGTCTGCTCAACCTTCTCCTTAGTCCAAGGAGTGATAGGCTTGTTGTCGCGACGCATACGAGAGACAGCGAAGTCGTGCATACGGCGTGAGAAATGATAGCCATAGTAACGCAGATAGGCGAGCATTTCGGGCGGACGATAGTCGTACTGAGAAAGGGACTGACGAGGTTTCATATGAAGAATAGGGATTAAGAGGAGAATGCCATAAAGACATTCTCCTCGGGTTAGACATTAATAATCATAGTCGCGACGTTCGCGTGGACGGCGGTAGTCGGGATAGTCGTCGCGTTCTGACTCGTGGCGCTGGTTGCGATAGTCGGAGCTGCGATAGTCGGGCATAGGACTGCGCTCGCCATACCGCTCACGCTTGATAGAATCGAGACAGGACATAACCTTGCCTCCATAGCGAAGCATCTTCTCGGCGTTCTCGGTGAGTTCGGAGAACTTATCCTCGGTAATTTCAACAATAAAATTCATAGTCATAATGTTTTTTAAGTTCGAAAAAGAGAGGACTTCCTACGCCTTAGGTTTGAGAGCCTGAGCAAGCATGCCCTGGATATTGGAGAGAGTACCCTCGATACCAGACATCTTGGTTTCGAGTTGGGAGATTTTCTGCTCCTGCGCCTTCTTCTCGGCTATCTGAGGGTTGAGTTGGGCGAGCATGGACTCGCAAGAGGAGACCACAGAGCGATGATAGTCAACGCTTTCGAGAATCTGACGAGACTGACGGAGCATAGCCTCAACCTCGGCAGACATAGCCTCGCGCGACTCAGAGACAACGAGCGAGCCGGAATTGGCAATCTGACCATTGGAAGGGAGTTGCTTGAAATCCATTTCGCCATCGGTAAGCTTCACACGGACATCGACCACAGACTCCATCGGTTGAGGGGAGAACTGTCCGGGCTGATAAGTGGGGAACTTAGGCTGAGGATTGGAAACGGAAACAACCTGTCCAATCTGCAATTTAGGCTCGTTGCTCTTGTCAAGCACATAAAAAATACTATTAGTACGCAAACCGCTAAACATAAGAAATCCTTTCTTTTAAGAATAGGTTAGACAATACCCGTCATGAGCTGAAGGGTGTTAGTGTCGCGTTCGAACCAGAGCTGGAAGACGCCAGTGCCTGGGAGGTCGGCGACGGTAAGAGGAGAGCCGTTGTACTTAGTAACGGCTTGGGTAGCCCCGTTCGTCTCGAAGAGAATAGGGAGTGTGCCAGTGGTGCCGGTAGGGATGGTCTGAGCCAGCTTAACGAAGACCGTTCCGCGATAATTAGCCGAAGCAAAAGCATGGTTGCGGAAGGAGAACGTGACAGCTGTAGTAGAGACCGCTACGGCAGTGGAAGCCACGGCAGCAGAACCACGGCGGTTGACCCATGAGAAGGGATAATTCCAAATAGGTGTCATATAGAAACCTCCTTTCTCATTAACCCCAAAAGCCGTTAGCGTTGGCGTTGGCGTAAAGGCCGTACTGAGCTGCGACACAGTTGGGAACAGTAACAAACGGCTGATAAGGAACTGTCACGGTGTTAGGCTGAGCGCACTTGATTTCGCCCACCTCCTTCTGCAAGCCAGCAAGAACGGCATTGACGGGAGCGAGAGCCTGGCCGACAATCTGTGAAGTCATTGCAGACGACTTGAAGGTGCTATTCTCTTCACGCAGAGCGTCAATCTTGTTCTGCATTTCGCGCATAACAGCCTGCTGCTGACCATTGACGATAGTCTGTGTGCTGTCCTTGATGGCGTTGTGAAGGTCGCAAGTCTGACGCTGGGTCTCGTAAGCCACGTTAGCGAAGCCACGCTCCTGTCCGGTAGCCACGTTGTTGATGGCAGACTGGAGAGTGTTGGTCTGCTGGCAGGTAGCAAGACGATTCTCGCAGCAACAGTTGGCGAGCTGCTGGGCAATCTGCATATTACCCTGCTGGAGAGCGTTGATAGTCTGCATACCGCTCATACCTACCTGATTGCCTACAGACTGAACCTGTGAAGTGAGAGCCGAGATAGCCGACTGAATCTGTCCTTCGGTGCAGTTGAGCTGAGTAGCGAGATTAGACAGAGCGTTGCGGTTGCCACCGATAGCATCCATGAGGAGAGAGCGTCCGTAGTCGTTGTTGATTTCGTTGGCTATGGCACCACGTCCGTTGCCTCCGAATCCACCCCAACCGTTACCGCCCCATCCCATGAGGAAGAACAGGAAGATAACCCACATGAAGCCACTACCGTCGCCCCAACCGTTGCCGTTCTTGTTCATAGCAAGAAGAAGGTTAGGATCAAGCCCGTTGCGCTGGAGGAGAGGAGCAAGAAGCGACATCATACCGCCACCGCACTGGCCATCATTGCCGAATACATAAGTTTTTGTTTCAGACATAATAATAAAAGTTTAGGTTTCGCCCCAACATTGGGACTTGAAGCAAATTTACTTATTATATAAGGTGTCGCCTAACGATGCTCAAATGAGGAGGATAATGCTCAAAGAAAAACCGCTCTGTTATCACAACAGAACGGCTACAAACGATTATGACAAAAATAAAACTCTAACACTTATTTAGTTTGCAACTATCGAGTTCGGCAAGACTCCATGAAAGTTCTTTAAATCCCGGGGACTTGCGTCCGTGAGGAATACGTCCTTCAGACACGTAGCGGTCGAACTTGGCGCGAGACATATTGAGATAACGGCAAGCCTCGTACTTGGAGACACGACGCTCCTTGGCGGCAATCATCGTGCAGAGGTCGAGGAACATGCGTTCCTGCTCGTCAGTAGTGGCACATTCGCCACTATCGATGCGGTCGATAAGTTCGACGAGAATCTTGCGGATAGATTTTAAAAGGACTCCCATAGGTTATTTTCTACGATGTATAAGCCATATTAAGCTTACTGTACTTGTTATCATAAGGAATATCGAAATTAGAGGTACGGCGAGCTGCTTCCATAAAGGTAGCTTGCGTTCTACCGGGACGGGGATTTCCGTCTTGTTCTCTCTGACAGCGTAGACAGTATCGTGCTTGATAGAAATACGGCCGCGCCAACGGGTAATCTCCTTGGTGCGATAAACAGTGTCGCCCTTGACAATGGACTCGAAGTAGACGGAGTCGTGCATATAGACGCTGTCAAGGCGGATATTGTTGACATGCACCGTATCGTGAAGGGTACGTTCGAGGACTACGGGTCGTGGGGATGAGCAGCTGGAGCAGGAGACAATAATACCTATCCAGATGGTCATTATCACTACAAACCAATAGAAGTCGCTGATTATTGAGCGCAACCATTCGCGCTGCCCGTTATCGTTTATGTTCATAGCTTTAATTTTTAAGAAGAATACTCTTTGCCTTATCGAGGAACGCACGTCGCTGTTCGAGTCCGTTGGTGCCTCCGTTGATAATCTTCGTTATCTTGACGAGGTCGTCCTTGTCGGCATACTTATTGAGATTATGTGAGTCGAAGAACCACATAGAGGATTTGACAGCACCGAGAGGCTTGGCAAGGAGTTCGGGATGATTGACAACATCACCCTTGCAATACTTCGAACTATTGTAAGCAGTGTAGTTGGCACGTCCTGTGATTTGGATAAGTCCACGTCCACGATCCTTGAATCCGTCGCCATCCTTCTGTGGGGTATTGCCGAGTCTCTTGGCGAGCTTGCCAGTATCGTACTTATCGAAGTAATGGGTAGGGCCTTGTTCTTCGGTGTACTTAAGACAAGCAGACTCGTGGAGAATCTGCGCGAGATAATGGCACATACGAAGAGGAGTGGTAATATGAAAGGCTTCTGCATAGCCGTTTATATAGTTGATATACTTGTCAACATAAGGCTCGGAAGCAGGAGCTATCTGAATGAGTTGCTGTCGTGTAAGTTTCATTTGAGGTCGTCGTTATTCGGTTCGGGAGAAAAATGCTTGAAAATCGTGAACTTCTCTACGAACTTGACTGTAAGTATGTAGTAGAGAAGTGATGTGAGCTTATGCCATGTGGAACCAGGAGTACAGAGGCTTCGCCAGTTGCGTACGATGTTGGTGCCGAATAGGTAAATGGCAGCAAAGCAAACGTATTTGACGCAGACAAGCGCCTGTTCTTCGGTGTGCATGAAGTGCCCGACGATAAACATCGATGCTGCCGTAGCGAAGAAGATAAGGCAATAAATGAAACACATGCCAGCCTTTCGCCATGACCATTCCTCGCCGTTGAATATGGCAGCGAGCAGACCGAAGACGAAGTTGACGACAAAGAGTATGAGCATACCTGCCATGAAGTCCTGAATGGGACTCAATAAGGCGAAGAACGCCCCGGTAACTGCTATTATGATACTTCTAAAATCATTCATACCGCAAATTTAACGTACAAAAGAATATGTATTGCGGTGATTCGTCTGTAGGAAGAATAAAAACAGCGACCCTTGGATGGGTCGCTGTGTGGTATTGCTTAGAATTTACCTTCAATGTTATTGAATGCCGAGCGTACGTCGCGGGACAGAGTACGTGCGTAGCGCTGAGTTTGTCGGAGATTTGTATGTCCGAGAACCTTTGATACAACGTTTATAGGCATTCCCTTTGAAAGGAACATCGTAGCTGCCGTGGCTCGTCCCATGTGTGAATGTAGACCGTCAACACCTATCATCGAACCTATGACTTTAAGATAGTCGTTGTAGCGCTGATTTGAGAGCGTGGGCAGCTTGTTCTTGTACTTGGCGAGAATGTCGACAGCCTGGGGGAGAAGCTGAAGGACGAAATCAACGTCAGTCTTGGTACGGCGGTCGTGATAAAAATACTTACCGTCGATAAGGTCGCACTCGTTGAAGTCGAACGCCATAAGGTCGGCGTACGCAAGCCCGGTGTAACACTGGAATAGGAAAAGGTCGCGAGCCTTGCAGAGGTGAGCCGTGGAAACGGTGAGATTACGGACGGCATCAAACTGCTCGACTGTGAGGCAATCGACATACTTCTTGTCGCCACGGCTTATCTTGAAGCTAAGGCGACGATACGGATTTTCCTGCACAAGGTTGTCAATGACTGCATCGTTAATGAAGAGTTTTAGATACTTGTGATAGTTGTAGATGGTGGACTGCCCTATCTCGCGAGTATGCAAATATTCGTCCATCGCACGGACATTGGCGACGGTAAGGTCAGCGAAGGAAACTATCTTGCCCCACGAGCGCAAGAAGCGAGTGAAGACACGGTAGCGAGTCTTAGTGCTTTCAGACACACGCCGCTTAAGGGTACGCTGTTCACAGTAGGTAGTGAAATCCATTTCCTCGGCACGTTCGCCTTGATAGAGCTTGGTGATAGAGTTGAAATCGAAGTTGTCGTCGCTGTAAGACTTGCTCACAATTTTGTCGGCCTTTGTGCAGAGAACTGCAAGACGCTTATTCAATTCGTCTTTGTCTGGACGGCGGACGACCTTGTTTTTGTTGTTGTCCCACTCGTTAGGGGCGATTCTTATGCCTGTCGCGAAGTACTTCTGCTTGCGACTCAGACTGAACCTTATTTCCACAGAACCGGGCTTTCCTTCTTCCGTGGCGTGCTTTCTGTCATAAACAATGTTAAATTTCAAAATTGCCATAATGCATAAATCTTTAAAGGTGTTTATAATGTATCGGGAACAGAAACACGCATTTGGTAATACATTTTTTGGCATTTGGTAATACATTAGTAATACATTTACCTCAAAAATACATTCAGAATGCGCGGAAAGCCGATGTATGCAGGTGTACCCGAACGCTGCGACGTAAAACGTTTTATAAACACGTATATATATATAATTCGTTTGTAATCAGCAACTTACACGAAGCAAAATACCGATAACGGCTTGATTGAGAAGCTGTTATCGGAACGGACTCATTTCCACATAAACATTGTCCATCTTGAAGAAGTTCAAAAAGCCTATTGTCACAAGTTCTGGCTTCTTCATGAAGCATACATTATTTTCCAAGTATACCCAATAGTCTTTGCCTT